CGTAAATGACCAACATAAAGTACAATTGGGTTCACACAAAGGAATGGTTAACCTATGTGACAACTGTACATTGTGTAAGTGCAATTCTAAGAAATTGTAACCTATGGGGAAATCCTGCAAGACGTAAGCCCTGCATTAAAAACCATTAGATAAAAATCTCAAAAATGCAGAGCTCACGCTCCTTACAACGACCTCATAAAAGAAAGCCGCTCGACTGGGTCACCCAATCGACTGGGTGCTCGTGAATATTTTTTAACCCCCGAGCAGGGTTATTTGCGTATAAAAGAAAGGCGCCCCTTTTTCCATCTATGCCGGGATGGAGATTTGGTTGTTGTAAATAATTGGACAACCGGTGAAGAAGAACAGTGTAAAGTCTTCTCCAACTGACTTCCAGGAACGAATAATCGCTCCATTATCCAGAATATTGGTACTAGCAGGATTCTGGTATAAGACTGTTTCGACTTGCGTCGCATGCGCACCGTTGGCAAAATCAGCGCTAGGTAACCTAGCGGGTGAAAATCGGGTTGCATTGTAAAAAGGAACTTCAACTTCAATAGTATCATTAATTCCCATATTTGTCGTGGCAGCTCCTCCTGCTGTTAGAGAGCTACCTGCAAAGGTCAATCGTTTTGCGACCTGTGCAGCTGACGTAAAATCGGATAGGACCGTCGTATAACGGGCTTGATTTGTAAAACCTATCCTTGAGACAACCGGCTTGGTATCCGTATTGCCCCCAAACATATATTTAGTGCGAGTCCCCCCACGCCAACCTGAATAACATGGCATAAACCAGTTAGCAAATGTTGGAATAGAAATATTGCAGGGGTTGCCACCCTCTGTATCCACACCATTAGGATCCCATCCAGGCCATAAGCCAAGACCCTTGTCTCTAATTTTCCATAACTTAGCATTACTAGAAGCTGAAGCTACTTCGGCGTCTACGCGGTGTAGTACGTATCGCCTGGTAAGATCTCTGATTGATTTCGGAGACTCACCAAAGAAGACATTTAATGTTTGATCCGCTTCAGCACCCGTGGTGGCAATGGGTGCGATAGGATCTGGATTCGTAGGAGCATCTGTCTCACCTTCTGTAAGGCCTCCGCTTTGCTCCATTGCAATCATTCCTGACTGCGGGCTAAAAGCCCCAAGCGGAGTTGGCCAAAGGCCATATAGTTTCATTTTCGATGGCTCAACCTCGCCAAATTTGAAGTCGTCACCAGCACTCACGAATACGTTAAACTGGATTGGACTGTCCACCGAAGGGGAAACTAAACTATTAACCACCGCAACTTCCAAAACTCCATTAGTTGACGCCGAAGTGTCATTTAAGAGTCTGGTATTCTCGTCGTAATTAACGAGTGAAGTAGTCATAGTACCACAAGTGAGGAAGGGCTCAGATTGACCCCATCCTACAGTGATCTCAAAATCATCGCATTCAGCAATGTCGACCACACGCGAGTAAACAGTATTATACTGTACGTCGGATGTATTTGCTCTAGGGTCCCAGCGTATGAGCAATTTACCTTTGTGAAAGTTAGACTTCACAATTTGGAATCTATACTTGATTGATCCCTGCCACTTATTAAAAACTTGTGACATATAAGCCATGGGAGTAGGGTGAATTTCATCTCCATTAGTACCAAATAAATTTGGTGTTACACGGCAATTCCACAAGAGCGCATCTGGTAGTTCGTTAGCGTTCATAGTGAATGTTGTTAAAAAGGACTCACGATTAATAAACCGCTTAATGTCCATCTGGTCCTCACCATCTAATCCGGTAGTTCGGGAGTCGATAGTGATTTCCTGTTTGGAATCGAGTGATAATTTTTGTACTGCATCAGCAGCATCAGTATTTGTGAGATTGCCCGCTGGGGAAGGCTTTTGCTGCACAATATCTGTGAGGATAGGGGGCCTCGAATAACCCCAATGAGTTGCTAGGTCTCCAACACCTTTAGCAACCATTTCTGTAGCACGTGCATACGGTCCGATTGTAGGAACGTCTTTGAGTCTGCCAGCAGCGTGTGCGATTGCTGAGGCAGGTTTGGAAATAATCCCCTTTCCATACTCGTCTCCAGAGTTGAGCATTCCGGATTGAGGGGAATAATCCAATGCTGTGAGCGTGGTATCTGCCGTTGGCATGGTTAGCACAACGTC